CAAGGCCAGTAAGTTGCACCGTATGAAGTATCCATTCCTAATGCTTGAGTTGTTACTGTTCCTAAAGCAGTTCCGTAAGGTACCATATCAACTACTGCGATATTATCACCTCTGTTCTGTGCGTTAGTTACTACTGTTGAGATTTGAGAAGCAGCACTTACTCTGTTTAAACCTGGCATTGAAATTACATTATACTGATATTCGTCAGGATTAGCAAGTAAGTTTAACATTACTGTGTAATCACTGCCTGTAACACCTTGAGAATCTGCGTTAGCAGTCAAACCAGCTAGTTCGTAGAATTTACCGTCTCTTTGAGTGAAAGGAGTACCTGCAGCACCGTTGAATGTACCTGAGCAAGCAGCTGGAATAGAACCAGTAAATTGAGCCTTAGCAGTTCCTGTGTTGTCGAAGTAGTTTGGAGTTTGGTAGTTAACAGCTTTTACTCTTACGTAAGCAGATGCATTATTATACGATCCAGAAGTTTGGATGTAATAAGTAGATCCGTCTGTTGCAATTGTTTCAGTTTGATCACCGATTACTCTTGAAATGTAATTAGAAGCTTTAGGATCTAATGATAAGTTAGTCCATGTTTCCAAAACAACTTTAGAGTTTGCAGTATCATCACCTTTTCTAATTAATAAAGAGAAAGTTCCTGATGCAGTGTTTGGAGAAACAACTTCCCATCTGATGTTGTCAGAAGAACCTGTAGCTAATGCATTACCGCTCAACTCTTGAGTACCGGTGTTCATAATAGTTCCTTTTGATAAAGTCTCTAATACGAAAGGAGATAAACCTGTAGTAGGTCCACCTGATCCAGTAGTTACTGTAGAAGATGTAGCTGCGGTGTAGGTACCGTTTGTAATTCTACCAACTAGCAAAGAATCACCACCGTTCTGGAAGTAGTTATAAGCTGCGATAGAAGTAAAATAGGTATAAAAGTCTGAACCTGATTGTACCAAGGTTCCAAATTTGTTCTGGTATTGTGAGTAAGAGGTAACAACGGTCGGTACTGTCGGGCCTTTAACTGTAGGTCCTAAGATGGCTGCTCCGGCCTGAATAGGCTGGGCGGTCAAGAACGACTGATCGTTTTCTCTTGCTAAAACACCAGGTGATAATAAAGTTTCTGCCATTTTATTTTAGTTTGTTAGATAGTTCTAATATAAATAGTAAATAGACCTTCAAAAAGTTATTGAATGTCGTTGATATTACTAACCGCTTCGGTAGTAAAACTAAGCTTTCCTTTTGAGAAAAACTTCTTAGTCGCACTTAATTCTTTGTTAATTACAGCGGGGATAATGTATCCGTACATCTTAATGTTAAAAGTTGTTTTAATTAAGCGTTCTTCTCCCTGATTCACTGTTGTGTTGTCAGCGAAAGAATCGATCCTTGCTCTAAATTTAAATCTATTAGGATCTCCCCAATAAGAATCTGATGCGTAGTTGATTCCTTCAACGATTGAGTTCATCTGCTCTACATAGTAAGTCCAGATAACGCATTCATAGTTTAAAGTAACGTAATCCGGAATAACCACTGCTTGGTAAGCAGTCACAGGCTTTCTGTTGTTTAACAAGTCAAAATTAGAGTATACATTACCTTTTTGGTAGGTTTTACCTGCAATTGCATAGTTGTTTGGATTATTTGCATCTAACTTATTTCC